GCAAAGCTTTTACCAGTTGTATGATAGACAGTCAACCAAGACGTCAAAGGTGTCCGAGCATGGCGCCATGCAAACAGGCATGGCTATGCTAGCTCGGGATATGGAGCACAAGTATAGTGCGCCCACCAGCGACACGCGGTACTCGTTTTGGCTCGCGTTTGGGTTCTCACCAGACGAGCAGCGGGCTTATGAGTACAAGTTTGACCACTACCAAATAGATTACACCAAGATCGTGCCGGCTGATTATAAGACAGTCACACATCTCGAGTTATAATCACCTACGAACAGGATCACCCAATCCAATTCTAAATGTCAGTTAAGTATCACGGCAAATACTGTGGACCCGGCTGGTCAGCTGGTAAATACCAGCCAAGCGTTAAGAGCAGAGTACCACCAGATGATGAATTCGACGCCACGTGCAAGGTTCATGATGGTGCTTACGCATACCCTACTAACAGTCAGGCAAGAAGCAAGGCTGATGACGAGTTCTATAAGCAGAACATTGGTGGTGGCCCGAAGAGGGCTATTGCGGCGTTGGCGGTCAAGGCAGCGTCCAAGATCATGCGTGCCCAGGAGCGGAACCCAACAGGGATCCGGTTTAGGGGCACCACGAAGCCACCAAGACAGAGGAAATCAGCGAAAAGTAGAGCACGTGCGCAGCTTGACCAGCGCAAACGTCTAACGCAAAATGGCCAACTGATTAATTCAATCACTAATAATAAATTAATCGAGAGGAACCCCAGTCCAACAATGACAAGAAACAACAACAACAAATACAAAGCAAACAACACCAAGACGAAGGCAGCAGTGGCAGTAAGCAAAACTGTCAGAATTGCTAAGCCCAAGTTTAAGAGTGCAACGGACGGCATAACGACGATTACCCATAGGGAATTTGTCGCACCTGTCTATTCATCCGTTACAGGAAACTACGACACTATCAACTGCAATCCAGGTTTGGATGCATCGTTTCCGTGGTTGGCCTCCGTGGCCAATGGGTACGAACGCTACAAATTCCTCAAATTGGAATACACGTTCGTAAGCGCAGCAGCAACATCCGAAAGAGGGCGAGTGGGACTTGCCTACCAGTACGATCCAACTGCAGCAAACCCCATTTCACGTAACGAGTTCTTTAGCATCGTACCTAACGTTGAAGAAGCACCATGGGAGGACATGGTTTTGAGAGTCAAACCAATATCTGAGCTCCGATACATACGTAGCGGTTCTCTAGCTACTGGTACCAACAACACCTACGATTGCGGGAAAGTACAAGTGCTAACTGCAATGAACGCCGATGCCACAACTCAACTCGGCGAGCTATTCGTAGAATACGTTGTACAGCTCCAGAACCCACAGTTCAACCAAAGTCCCATTGCAGGCAACCTGTCAATTACCGGCGAGTCTGCAGCTGCTCCATTCGGAACGGCGTTATCCATCACAACGGGCACACCACCATTCATATGGAATAGTGGTACCACCCTGCGTATGAACACGTCGTCACCCATGATGTTGCGGATAGCCTTCACAGGCACGGGACTTGCCCAGTCCAACACCACTCTAACTCTTGGAACAGGTTCTAACGGTACCATTAGTACCATCACGAACCTGATTAACGGTACAGCGACATCTCAGGTGATGGTGATTCTTACACAGTTCACCCAACCTGACGACCTCCTTACCCTTATTGCAGGTGAGAGCACAACAATCACGCAAGTGTTTGTGTACTCAGCTCGCTTCATAGAGTACTAGGTGACGAGCGCTTTGTATCTGGTATCCACCGGGAGGGATGAATCCCCCGGATGTGTCACAGATACAAGACTACAAATCGCAGTGCCCGCGACGCACAGGCCGCAATCCGGCAACTATATGTTATAAATAAAGTAAGCGAAACCAACGAAGGAAACAACACCTTTCCCCGCCTGGGAACGAGGGAAAAGTTGTCTTATCCATAGTCAAAAGAAGCTTAGCTACAGCTATGGACCTTTGGGACGTGACGTGAAAAATCCATAAAAATACAGTCAACCCTACACGAAAATCCAAACAGATGGCACTATCTGAATGGTGGGCAGTTGTAGGAGGAACCATT